ATTTGCGCCATTAGGTTAGCTGTACCGTTTGTACTCAAACTCTGCACAATGATCGTAATACGCTTTACCCAAGAAGGTATGCCTGTAAAGTCAATGCTAGTGCCCGAGGTGCTTGCTACGGCTGTGCCAGCGGAGATGCCGTTATACACAGCACCTGAATTTGTTGTGACCCCTGCGGAGCCGTTGATTACTACGCTCATTGTGTATCTCCTTGCAAAGCCAACCACTCTTGGAACTTGGCTTGTTTTGCTTCTTCAGCAGCCACAGCAGCCAATCGTGCTGTTTCCTCAACTTGCCATGCAGCGTATTGAGCCGCAGCAGCTTCTTGCTCTACTGGTGTCAGTGCAACCACTTCTGTTTGACCTGTTGCAAGGTCTACAACAATGCGATTCATACAGACAAAGCGCGAAGTTCAGCAGTGGTAGCGCAACCGTCAACCAAGGTGGTCACATCACGCAAGCGGTTCTTTTCAGCCACGATTGCAGTAGTGTCAGCACCTGATTCTTGAGCGCGTTGGAACAACACATCTTGTGCAGCCAACAAAGGCTCACGTTGAGCGCGTAAACGAGCTTTGGTGATTTCCTTGGCTTTAGCGAGATTGACAGTAACAACACCGTTAGCCAGCTCCCATGCGTTGAAGAAGTCGTTGTCTGCTTGAGGCAGCTCAGAATCTTGAACGATGATTGAATGGCTAGGGGTGTCTTTAGCCTTGACAGCGTTAATGTCAAGTTCTCCTGTTGGGTGACAAACGCTTACGCCACCGTTGTCGTTTGTGAAGATGATTACTTGTGCCATGATTGTGATTCCTTAGTTTCCGAAGATTGATACACCCACATAAGGCATATCTTGAGCTGCTGTTGAACTACTTGTGGTAGTAATACGAACAGAAGATGTTGTAATGCTTGTGTACGCATTTGCTGCTGTTGCGTAAATACAACCATATCCAGGGTTTGCACCTGCGCCATCACCGCGCTGTATCGTAATAATCGGGCTGTAATTTGCATCAGCAAGCGCAGTAGCAAAGTTAACCGTGTAGTCACCTGTACCGTTGTCAGTAATGCTTGATACGTTGTAGCTTGAACGGATAGCCACTGTGCCAGTGCCGTTAAAGTTCACCCAAGCCAAAGCATTGGTGGTCACACCGTTACTTTGAACCTTAAGAACACCAGAGCCATCGGCAGTCTGTACTAAACCGTTTGTAGGGGATGCGTTGATTGTGGTTGTCATTGATTCACCTATTAACGGAAAATGGCGACGTTCGCATTTGATGGGTCGGTATTGGCGATTGAACCGTTATAGAACCGTACTTGGACAGCCGAAGTTGAATAAGTCCCGCCGAGAAATGTGCCCTGAATGTACGCAGTCGCTGTTTCTCCAGTAGTTAAAGTGGCGTAGTTAGTGTCAGGCATTGCAGTCGTAAAGTTCACCGTGTAATTACCTGTGCCGTTATCCGTGATCGACGACACGTTAAACGATGCACGAATAGCAACAGTACCTGTACCGTTGAAGTTCACCCAAGCACGACACAGCGTACCAATTTGAGTGCCGTTACCGTCTTTAAAGACAGGCGCTGTGGCAGCAGTGCTTGACTGCACTGTGTCTGTTAAAACCGAACCGTATGCCATATTCTTTCCTTACAAAATGACCCAGTTACTGCTTGCGGGAAGCGTAACTGTGATGCCGTCAGAGATCGTGATAGGACCAACGGAGCTGGCGTTAAAGCCTGTGGGGATAGTGTAATCGACAGTGACCGTTTGACCATTCAACACGAAGATTGTGTCTGAGCCGCCGCCAGTAGCACCGCCTCCCAATTGACCCCACGAGCCGTTGCTATAGCCCTCATACTTGTCGGTGTCACTGTTGTAACGGATGTCACCATCCACAGGCGACACGGGGCGCTGTGCGGTTGTACCTACGTTTAGTTTGGCAGCACCTGTGCCTGTGAGAGACAATCGGCCAGCAATCGTCATGTCACCATCAACACTTGCGTCAGCGCCAAAGGTTGTGTCTTCTGTGAAGTCGGCGGTGCTCTCAAAGATTGCGGCGCCTGTGACGTTCAACGTGGTGAACGTACCCGAATTGGGCACATCACTACCGATGGGTGGGGGCGATGCGAATGAGTTGGCCGTGAGAGGCACAGACACGTAGTCCACCGTGTACAGCGTGACATCTTCAGATGTTTTGAGCACATATTTGTACGCAGTGGTTTCTGGTAACCACACATCGGCTTCACCGTTGGAATCCAAAATGACGGGGTTGGTGTTCTCGGTGACGCCAGTGTGGTCGGTGTACGACGCCAATGGGGTCGTAGTGCCCGCGGCGTACGTGTACAGCTTACCACCGACGAGCGGCAGCCCGTCAGTTCCGAAGAACTGCAGTTTGGGGGTGGGTGATAGTGATGCCATCTTTAATTCCTTTGGCCAACGCCATTGATCTCAACTCTATAACGGAGTTTATTCTGGTCCGCCGGCGCTTGCGCCGCCGCGGTAGTGGCTGGCTTGGCCAGACTGTTCACTACTGCGTTTGTTGGGGCTCTACCTGCCTGACGCGCCATCGCTTTTTCAATTGCATCTGCGGCCAGAGCAGGGCTAGACAGCTCACGGGCCAATTCTAACGCTACTTTGTCATCCATTTGACCAGACAGACGCTTCACGACGTTGTTAAAAATCGTGATGGGTGTGCTGAGCAGGTGAGGGAAAGGCAAGCCGCTCTGCGACGCTGCTTCGGTAGCCGAACCTTGACCTGTTGGACCTGCTGGGCGGCCAGCGCGTGCCAGACGCTCGTACTCAGCCTGACGGGCCAAGTCGTCACGCACAGCGTTGACCGCTTGCATTTGACGTGGGGTGAAACCGTTGGTCAGGTCAGTGATGCGCTTCTCGATCGCCAAGGCGTTAGAGCCTGGTGGTAGAGGAGGCGCCAACTTGTTGCCGCTGGCGTCAGCCATTTCGCGAACCTTGGCCAGACGAGCTGCGTCTTTGCCGATCACATCGAAACGCTGGGACAAGTTCATGCCTGCATCGTCCAGAATTGCGATTGGGTTCTTGTACTCTTTCATGAACTGCGCGTGCTTGGCGCGGTCGACTTCACCAGTCGCTGCGTTAGTCACTTTTTGGCGGTACAAGTCCTCAATACCAGCGCGGGCTGTGACCATGGCGTCAGGATTTTTGCCGAACATCTCGACAAACTGACCTGCTTCACGCTCACCCTTGGGCTGGAAGAACTTGGAGACGACATCATCTGCGTTCAGCTTGGGTTCGTTCAAAGACGTCTGCTTGAACAGGTTGGCGTTGATGCCAGTCTTGAATCGAGGCACAAACTCAGTACGGTACAAGTTGACAGCGTCAGCGTACGCTGTCTTGGCAGCCGCGGGCAACGCCTCGCTCTTACCGATAGCGTCGTCGATGGCTGCGTGCAGTTGACCCAAGTTGCGCAGTGTTGAGCTGGCAGTTGGGTTCATCGACGACTTGGCAGCAGCAATGTCAGCGTTGATGGCTTTGCGGATGTCGTCAAGTTGCTGTAAGGTTGCCTCGGGTGGCAACACAACCTCGTCTGAGGTCTTGACCAGCTTGGACGACAGTTTGCCTTTGCCCACTGGCACTTCTGGTGCTGGTTTTGGTTTGAACGACAAGAGCTTGCGCACTGTCTCAGGTGCAGTCTCAGACGCAAAATCCGACAGCTTACGACCCAGAATGGACTCTGCTTGATCGACCACGCTGCTGACGTCAATCTTGGCGTCGCCAGCCTCTGTGAAGGCTTTTTGGTACGCAGGTTCGATCACGCCTTTCTTGACGATCTCACGCTCTTTGTTGGCCGCGGCTAGCAAGGCTTCACCCACTTCGCGTGGCGTGTCTGTTGATGTACCCAGACCGCTGTCGATCTTGGCCTTGACTCGGTCGATGACGCGCTGGAAGCGCTCGCCCACACGGCCTTCTTGAGCCAGACGGGCTTCGTTGGTCTGTGCGGCTTGGTTGGCGTAGCTGGTAGCAGCGCCTGGCACTTCTTTGAGCTTTTCTTGCAGCGCGGAGAAACGTGTGCTGCCGACAGGCGCGGCTACTTCGCCAGCCGTGGGGGCAGAGCCTGGCACGATCACGGCGTTCTTGTCACGCAGCGCGTTGATGATTTCTTTGCCTTTGCCTTCGACGGCGTCCAGCAAGGTGTTGCCCTTGATGTCGGTCAGTCGATTGATGGCGGTGGCGGCTTTGCCAACCAGCGGAGCAACGATTGTCGGCACCACAGCACCGATGGCTGCGCCAGCCTCAGTGCTGTTGGGGTCAACCAAGCCAGCAGACGCGCCACCAGTGATGGCACCGCCTGCGGCCTTGGTGGCGATGTTGGGGCCCTTAAAACCAGCCGTTTCAACGGCAGTAGCGACGGGCGTCAGAAAGCGTGCCAATGAAGGTGCCAGTTGGGCGGCCTTTTTGATGGGCGCAGCAATAGCCCCGCCCACTGGCAACGTGCCGACGACTTCGCCAGTCATCTCGCCAGCACCAGTGGCCAACGGTTGTTTCTTTTTGATGTCGGCGATGGCTTCTTGCTCAGCAAGTTTGCGCTGTTCGGCGTCAAGCTGCAACGCGCGACCAGCGCGTTCAGCGCCAGCCTTTTCTAAACCCATGCCGACCAGACGTTGGCCGCCAAACATGACGTCGCCGATGCCTTTGGAGACACCTTGCGACAAAGCCGCAATGGGTTCGCCCACAGCCTCAAAGAAGCCAGCCGCACCTGTGAGTGGTGCTTGACCTTTGGGTTTTGCTGGTGCGGCTGGGGCAACGGCGGGCGCTGCGTCATCAGTCAGCCACTGGTCGCCCACCAAGTAGGCTTTCAGGCCCTCCTTGTTGGTTGCAGACTGCAGAACGGGTTGCCACTGGTCGCCGACCAGTACAACGCGCTCGCCTGTCTTAGGATTTGTTGCGGTTTGCAAGCCCATGGTCAACCTTTAATCTGGAACAAAGCCTTCAGGAGGCGCGATACCAGCTGGCACGGCGGTGTTACCCGACGCCATGTCTGGTGTAATGAACTGACCTTGACGCTTTTGCATCAAGCGGATGATCTCATTTGCGGCTGCCTTACGCTTTTCGCGTGGCAAATTGGGGTTTGCAAGGTTACCCGCTGCTTCTTTGTACGACGCAGTGTCTTTATCAGACTGTGGGCCTTCAAAGCGCGGTACAGTTTTGAGGACAATGTCGGCAATAGGCTGCAAGCGACCGATAGCGATGTCACCTTCTGTGGCTTTACCAAAGAAACCAGCGCCAGCGTCAATGAGACGCCCTGCGCCGCTGCCAGTGGATTGATCAATAAGGCCGCCTTCTTTGACCGCTTCTGTAAGCTCGCTGAGGACAAGTTTACGATCAGCGTCCAAAGTCTTTTGCTGCGCTTGCGTTTTGGCGTAGGTAGCGCTTTGCTTGCCAGCGCCTTTGACGGTGCTGACAACTTCACCAAAACGGTTGAAGTTTGTGACCGTACCGTCTTCGCCAACAACTTGTTTTGTGACAACTTTCGGATCTTGAGCTGCCTTTTCGGCAGCGGTTAGGGTCTTAGTAAACTGAGAACCTTGCACCACTTGGGCAGGACCACCGCCAGCGTACTTAGATGTGGCGATCAACCGACCGCCGCCGCCAGTGTCTTGCGACGTGAACTGTTGCTCAAGCAGGTCCTTAGCATCCAAAATGCCACGCAACAATTTAAGCTGAAATTTTGGTACTTCGCGGGGGTCTGTAGGGACAGACCGAGCAATTTGTTCTGCTTTGACGGGGTCAATGTTCCCCGCTTTCAAGTTACGGTCAAGGTCAGCAAGAATTTCTTCGCGCGTATCAAAACTAGCAATGTCTTTCATTGCTTTGTTTGCTTTTTGCGAACGCAGCTCAAATTCTTTTGACTCGACTTCGCCGCGTACTTTACGTGTATCCAACAAAGATCTTTCAACCGCGGGCAACTTAGACCCAAGGTTGGCGCCTGCAATGTTTTGACGTAGGCGGTTGGCATCGATTTCGCCCGTCTGTGGGTTCATCGACGCAGCGTATGCTTTGTTGAGCGCGTCTTCTTGCTCGATGGCACGGTTGGCCAACTCGTTTTGACGTTGGTATGACTGAATCTGTGCAGCTTGCGCAAACGCATTCAGTGGGTTTTCAAGCTGTACTGGCTTAACACCAAGAGCAATGTTTGAATCAATTGTTGCCATGATTGTCCTTAGAACTCAGGGTCGGTGTAGCCACCAGAGTTACCATAGTAGTTGAAAGTCGACCCACCACCAGATGTGTTGTTTCGCTTCAATGAGTTAAGCAAGTTTTGGTTTTGGCTGTAGTTTAAGTACGAGTTTAAACCACCAGACATGGCGTTGGCTTGTCCGACGTAACTAGATGCTCGGGCGTTACCCGCACCGATCGCATTAGCTGCTTCGGCAGCGCCCATGGCGCCAGCAGCGTTGGTCAAAGTGTTTGCCGAGGTCTGCCCCACGCCAGCCAGCGACTGCAGCGGTTGCAGTTGCGCAGCACGCTCAGTCTGATAGCGGTTGAATGCATTGGTGTACTCTTGCGAGCCCATGTCTTGACCGTAGCGGGTTGCGGCCTTGAGCGCAGAGCCTGAAATCAAACCGCCCCGCGCTGCTGCACTTCGATCAAGTGCTTTTTGACCCTCAGATAAACGGAATGCGTAACCTGGGTCAGCGGTGAACTTATCCATGCCGAACTTTTCATAGTTCAAGGCCAAAGGTGTCAGCTTGTTAAGAGCTGTTTCACCAGCTTGACGCCATGGTGCTTGCAACTCAACCTGCTTGTCGAACATGCGCTCCTGTGCTGCGGTTGACTCACGAGAGCCTTGCAGTTGCGCTTCTGCGGCGTTTTCAGATGCGTTTGCACCCATCACCCCACTAACTAAAGTTGCACCAGCTACCCACCATGACATATCATTCTCCTTTTAGCGCCAACGCTGCTTGACGCTCAATTAAATCTGGCTTGATCTTGTTGTATGCGTCAAAGAACGACATCTCACAAGGCTCAATCAGTTCGGCTTCAATCTCATCCAGATCAGTTTTATCTGTCTTGTGCACTGTCATGCCGATGGCATCCGTAAGTGCAAAGGTAACACGTTTCGTGCCCTTTTTGGATTCGATCACGTCGCCCTCTTTAAGATGACGCATGCCTGTTTCACTCCACGCTATTATTTCACCTTTTACGCAAATAAAGAAGTGGTCTTGCTTGTGAATTTTGCCAATTACTAGCGTATTTGCTGGGCGCCACACTTTACGGCAGTACATACCGCCAGAAAAGTAATGATCCGTAATCGGTTCGACTTGCGGCATGAGCATGACTTCTTGCTGAAGTCGCTCAATCTGGTCAACCGTTGGTACGGCTATTTCGCTCATGAAATCTCCCGACCGCTGACGCGCATATTGATTGCGCTAGCAGCGCTGGCGATGGTTGAGATGAACGCGCTGTTTGGCAGGATCTGCCCCACCAACTCAGGGAATGTGTACACCTCAGACGCCGCAAGGCTTTTGGTTTTGGTGATCAAGTTTTGATCACCTGCCGTGTCCGAACCAGTGACGATGTTCACGCTGATCGTGGCGGTCGAGCCGCTGATGTTGGTGGCGGTGAACTTGTCGATGATCGTGGCCGTGATGTTGCTGCTCACGATGTACTGCGTTGTCTGAGTATCCTCAACAAATTTGGCAGGCACTAGGTTTTTTGCGATGACTGGCATTTTGATTCCTTAGACAACAACCCAGCGCGAGCCAGACGGAACAGTTACGCTGACGCCAGACGCAATGGTGATGGGGCCAGCAGACATTGCGCTGTTGCCTGACGTAATGGTGTAGTTTGTCGAAATTGTGAGAGCATTCTCCCACATTCCTTGAGCAGTAATGTTACTACTACCACCAGAGGCAGCAGCCCACTTGACGCCAGCTGCTGATGCTGAATCAGCCGTCAGCACATACGCGTCTGTACCTACACCCAGTCGCACGTTATCTGTGCCATTGCTGACAATCAGATCACCCTTGGTCGTGGTGGGGGCCAAGGCATCAAACGCAGCAGTCTGGCTGGTTTGGCCAGTACCGCCGTTGGCAATCGCCACCGTACCTGTGACGTTGGACGCCGTGCCCGTGGTGTTTTGGTTCAGAGTGGGTACATCGGCAGCCACGATGGCGCGAAAGCTAGGCACGCCAGCAGAACCATTTGGCGCGGCCAAGAAGGTGTTGGCTGTCTGCGACGAGAAGTTGGATGGCGTGACCGCAAGTGTGCCACCAAGGGTCAAACTGCCCGAGGTTGTCACTGTGCCAGTCAGAGTCAACCCACTGACAGTGCCTGTACCACTGACCGAGGTCACCGTACCTGTGTAGGCATCGGCGGAGTAGACGTTGAAGTTAGGGTAAGTCCCCGTGATTACAGCCGTACCAGAACCAGTGATCGTGACCACCTGATCGGGTGCAGTGTTGGTGATGTTAAGCGTGCCGCTGGTGGTGATAGGGCTACCAGTCACAGAGATGCCAGTGCCTGCGGTGGCCGCAACCGATGTGACCGTACCTGTGCCGAAAGTAGTAGATGGTACGTTGGTCCATTTACCGCTGCCGGCGTCGTATTGCATTAAATCGCCATTGGATAGTGTTCCAAAACCGACGTTACCTTCGTACTGGCCAAGCTCCCCACCGAACGATGGGCGAATGAACAGTGAACCGTTGGATGCGCTGGCGTACACCACGGCAGCCACAACCACTTTAGCGTTGGGTGCACTAGGTAGGGTTTTCGTCAAACCACCTGCAACTGATGGGTTGTAGTACAAGATTTGACCGTCAATCCAAGCCTCAGCACCGCCAGATGTGTCGATACCACGCACCAAGCCAAACTCAGTCACGTAGCCCCAACCATTGTGTGCAATGCTCTCGGTGGCCACGCCCATGACGTATTGGGCCGTCGATGCTGTCAGACCTGTGGCTGGCGCGCCTGTCAGCGCACCAGACGCACCCACGGTGCCCGTGAACATGACCACCTGACCCTCGGTAATGGCCGAGGACGCTTTGATACGGTAGTACGACTCTTGGCCCACCTGCATCGTGGCATTTGTGCCAGCCATGCCAAGGTTTAAGGTTTGAATGCCGTCGGCGTTGTCCCACCACAATCGACCTGTAGCGCGTGCTGGTGCAGCGGTTGTGTCAAAGTCGATGTAATCAGGCGTTGAGATGCCGCCAGTGACACCAGACATGCTGGTGATGTCAGCGTTTGCACCTTTGAGTGCGAAAGGCGCGCCAGCAGCAGTTGTAGCTCCTGTGCCGCCGTTGGCGACATTAAGTGTGCCACCCAACGTGATAGTGCCGCTAGATGTAACAGGTCCGCCAGTAGTTGTCAGGCCAGTTGTACCGCCCGACACATCCACAGATGTCACGGTGCCAGAGCCGCCGCCGCCAGAGCCAGAATCAGGCTGTGGTGGAGGGCCAATTTGAAGTTCGTCCAGCGTGATCTGGTTGCTACCTGAGCCCGCCAAAGTAAACAAATTCAAAAAGAATCGGTACCACTCGCGCGAAACCAAGCCCGTACGAGGGTCGATAAATTCGACCCTGTTGGATGGTATGTTGGTGGTGTTTAATTGATCAGGCATTGGTAGGCGTCACGTACAGTTGAGCGCCCATGATAGTGATTTTTACGGGGTCTGTGCCCGAAATCTCATACACACGGTCGCGCAGCTTCAATGTCATGCCAAGACGACGATAGATCACACGGCGGAAATATTCGCCGACCTTGCCCATTGGCATCCAATGTTCGTTGGACCATGTGTGGCCGCCATCGTCAGACCAACGCAGCATCATCTGAGGATCGCTGCCTTGGCCAGTATTTGTGCCCACGCCCGCTTCGCAGTCAATCTGCAGCGTATGTTGTGATGATCGCTTGAGGTCATTCTGACCTGTAGGCAGCGCGCGCCATGAACGCAACCACTTTTGGACGTCACCATTGTCGGTGTAGTCGTTCAGGTCGTAGGCGTAAATGTTGCCGTTTTCGTAGTCGCCCACCAACACTTCGTTGTTGAACACAACTTGGCAGTTAGATCGATGACGCACAAACTCACCGTTTGACCAGCCTGCGCGCTCATGCCACGCCTGTGTGGCCACGTCGTAGACCCAAGTGGTCTGGGCGGTCGGGAAAATCAGCACGTAGAAGGCATGGCCGTCTTGCTGGTATGTATAGCCAATCGCGTCCGAAATGTCGGAATACTCTTGGATTTGCCACTCAATAGCGTGTGTCGAGATGCGAACGCCAGTGTAACCATTGGCGCGGTAGACAATACCGCGTCCGCGGGCGTCAGAACCGAGCCAAAACAGGCCATTATCCAGTTTTGCGACCGAGTAGGGGGCAGCACAGCCAATCTCATTAAAAGCGCCTTGAATGCGCTGTAATGGAAAGTCAGCCAAGCCTGCGTCATACCAAACCTCGATTGAGTTTGTACCAAACAACCATGCTTCGCGGTGGTCCACAATCAAAGACACCAAACCGTCAGGATCACCCTCAGCGCTGGCGAAGTCCAGCGGGTCAACCGACAAGCCGTCAAATAGCGATGTCACCCACACACGCGAGCTGTTGGGCTCGTTGAACACAAAGTAGCCGTCAAGGTAGCCAACAGTCACAGCGCCTGGGAAATCAGGGTCAGTGATCTGCGCAAATACTTCGGTGTCTGTGTTGTAGATAAAGCCATCAGGGTTGCAAGCGATGAAAATCTGCGTGCCGTTGTCCGACATGGACACGGGGCCTGTGCCCGTCACGGTGCCGATCAGCGTACCTTTAAGACGTGTGCGACCGTAGACTTCCACCTTGTAGAAGCCCGTGCCAGACACGGCGTACATTGAACCTTTGGTTTGCCACATGCCGCGGATGGGCCCTGTGCCTACAGATGACTTGCGCAGCAAGCCTGGGCAACGAGTCAGAAACGCCGCTTCCTTGCCGCCCTCGGGAACCATCTCGGGGTACAAGTTGACCATGCGGTTGTCCGCAGCATTGACGCTGCGGGCCACATAAGAGGAGCCAAGGATCGGAGACTTCATCAGTAGTTACCAGCGTAGATGTTGAAGCGCTGACGGTTTGCCACCATAGCGTATGGCAGGGCCATCACGTCATCTGGGTTGTTGATGCGCTTCAGGTTGCGCTTAGATGTCATCGCAATGCGTTGCACTTGAGGCGGGGGCTCAACACCATATTCTGGCGCAATCTCCATGGCCAAATTGTAGGCAAACGCACGCATGTAGCCTGGTGGGAAGTGCAGCACGGTGTCCAGCGCGGCTGGTTGGCTAAGCTCTTCCACCGAAATCATGTGCCACTCCAAGTCTTGGGTGGGCTTTGGGTACACAGTCAGTGTGATGTCAGGAAAGCCCATGTTTACCCAGCAAACTTGCGGGTAAGTGGATGTGACGTTCTTGACAGCAATGCCGTCGTACTGTTGTTGGTTGATGAACTTGATGCCGTACGACACGCCGTTGGGCGCTTTGTAGTACGTGGCGTCGTCCATCAGGATTGGGCGGTTGCCCACGAAGTCGCCTGTCGGGCCCAATGTGCGGCTCAACTCGCCCGCAGGCCAAGTAAACACTTGGTCTTGGGTGACGAATACAGACAGGCGCTCAGTGTTCCATGAATCAATCATCTGATTCAAGGCTGTCAACGCATCTTGTGACATGGAGGCCGACGGTGTCTCACCATCAGCAAGAATACCCAGCAGACGCAGGGCTCGATTGATCTGATCGCCAGCTGTGTATGTGGCCATATTTAAGCCTCTTCGGTGACTACTTTTCTACGGCGTTTGACTTCCAGCACGTTCACGGGAGCCACCACTTCTTCAGTTGGTGTGTCCAGAGTATAGCGTACCCAGCCGTTTGCTTCATCTGCTACCGCTTCGAGTTCCATGGTAGCGACTTTAGCGCCGTGGACTTCGTGCTTCATGTAGATTACAGCCATATTTTTCCTTTAGAAAAAAGGGCCCCGAAGGGCCCCTTCTTGTTTACGCCAAGCGGTACAGAGTCCAAGTGCCTTCGCCAGTGCGGCGAGCGCGGAACTTGCCAGCAGTACCAGCAGTAGCAGCAATAGTAGCCAAGCCAACGATAGTCCAGCCTGTGCCAGCAGTCATGGTGATGACGCCAGAAGAAGAACCGTCCACGTTGATCACGCTAAAGTCAAACGAGCTGTTCACTTTAGCGCTGGACACAGTAGAGTCCAAGCTAGTGCCTGTAGGCAAAGTGTAAGCAGCTGCAGATGAGCCAGGTGAACCGAGCAAAATGCCGCCAGTGATTTGAGCCACGGTCAAAGTAGCTGTAGAAGTTGCGGTAGGAGGAGCAGCTTGAACGCCAAGATTGACTTCGTTCAGGTTGCCGTCGCCGATTTGATAACCGCCTGCGCCGTTAGGGAGTGCCATGATAGATTTCCTTTAAAAAAGTTACGAAGAAAGGGGCCGAAGCCCCATTTCATATTAGCCCCACATGCGCACAGCCATTTGTGGGCGGATTGCGCTGTAGCCGTACAACACGTCGATACGGCAAGGCATACGGTCGTTGTTGATGTCGTACTGACGAACCACACGCAAGCTGATGCCGTTGTGTTGAGCGCGGGCAGCCATGTCCACACCTTGTGGCAACAGCAAGTCAGCAGTTGCGAAGGTGATGGCGTCTTTGTGGTACACCAAGTTTT